TCTCCTCGCTCAGGCGGTGGTCGTCCATCTGCTCTGCGAAGCGACCGATCAACTTCTGGCGCACCTCGACGGCGACGGCAGCGAGCGAGATGTCGCGGTTCCACAGCGACCCGACGAAGGCGGTGATCGCATCGTGGCGACCGCCCGTCTCCACGCGATCCGGCAGGACGTACCCGCTCGACACCGTGATCAGGGAAGTGGTCGGAGTGGTCGGAGCGGGCGTCCGTGCCCAGTCCAGCGGCAGCACGGCCATCTCCTCGATGCCCGCGTCCGTGTAGACCTTGCCGTTGATGGCGCTGCCGACCCCGACGACGTAGCCCATGTTCGGGAAGCGGGCCACGAACCCGTGGAGGTGGTTCGTGTCGGGCACCGGCACGCCGTCGGGCCAGCGGTAGTACAGGTGGAGGCCACCCGACGGGGTCTTGGTGGTCTTCGTCTTGGGCAGAAGGCCATATTCGGCCTTCAGATCCTTGACCACGTCCTTCCAGTGGTGCCCATCCACGTCGAGGATGACCACGATGTCGCCCCCATCCGGCCACACGAGGCCGTAGTTGGGGTCGGAGTCCACCGACATCATCGCCTTGAGGCGTTCCGGGTCGGTCGTGGCGGCGTGGAAGCCGTTGATCGGGATCGGATGCTTGCCCGCAGAGGCGCAATCGGCCTTCTTGGGGCACTTGCAGACCCCATCCGGGGTCGTTGACCACACGGAGAAGGCTGCGAAGCCCATTTCGAGGTGCTTGAGCGCCATATCGAGGCGCGTATTGCGTGATTCGCCCGATTCGGGCATCATGTCCTCCGCACAGTTCTCTTTGCTGAGTGGGCCGTGCTTGAAACCCCGGTGCAAGCCGGGGTTTCGCCGTTCCCGGGGCTTTTGACGGCTCCTCACCCGGCGATGGGTGCCGGGACCGACGAGTCTACGCCTCCGCGATGCCCTTGCCGCCGCGCTCGCGGAGGACGTAGTCGAGCAGGTCGGCGGCGTACACGATCACCGCGCTGTGCTTGCTCTCAGCGGCCTTGTGGACGGTCAACTTGCCGTCCTGCACCGCGCGATGGAGCGTCCAGCGGCTGAGTCCCAGCAACTTCGCTGCATCCGTGAGGCTGTACGCCTCGATCATCCGTGTCCGTGCTGCCATGTGTCCTCCAGACATGAAGCGGCCCCGCTGCCCGGGGGGTTTGGTCAGCGGGGCCGTGGCTAGTGTAGCACCCTTGCTACACGGAGTGTCAGAACGGGAGGTCGTCCTCCGACTCCGTCTCCTCGACCTTGGTCTCGACGGGGGCGGGGCGGGTGCGGCCCTTCGCGGGTGCGGCGATGATGCCGCTGATCTTGGAGAAGCCCTCCTGCTCCGTGACCTGCACCATGACCGCCTTGCCGACGAGATCCTTCTCATCGAACCCGGCACCGACGGTGACCGCCTCCGCGCCCAGCAGCGCGGTGAGGATCGTGAACATGGTGGACTTCGGCCCGGTGGCGAGCGACGTGAGCGACGTGATCTCCACGTCCTTGTCCGGTCCATCGACCAGCCACGTCCACTCAAGGAAGTCCTGCTCCGTCCCGGGCGGATCGCTGTACTTGGTCGCGAGGCGCTTCGGGGTGACCGCGACGAGGGTGGCCGGGTACGTGCCCGGGGGGACGACCGGCGTTCCGGCTCCAACGGTGATGAGTGCCATTCGTGCCTCCTGTGGCGTGCTTGGTGCTACGCCGTTCTACATCATGCTACACCCTGCACCACATGGGGTCAAACGGGGTGGCGTAAGATGCGCCCGTGGCCGATACCCTCACGCCGAAGCCCAGCAACCGGTGCCCGGTCTGCAAGTCCCCTCACAAGGCCCAGATCCACGCGCTCATCGCATCCGGCATGCCGATGGTCCACATCTCGGCCCAGACACGCACGATGGGGACCGCGATCAAGCGCGAGACCCTGATGCGCCACTTCAAGGCGTGTCTCGGCGGCGTGAAGCCCGTGATCGACGCACAGGACATCGCAGACGCCGGAAAGGCCGCGCAGACGCAGGCAGAGGTGGACTTCGCGATCCTCGTCCAGAAGCGGGCCACCGCGCTGCTCGCGGCGGGCGAACTGCGGGTCACGGCGACCCACGGGCTTCAGGCGCAGGCGTTGCTCGACCGGCGGCTGGAGAAGCAGGCAGATCGGGACCTCGCGCTGAATATGGCGCGTTTGCTGTCGGGGGCGATGGTCATGGCCCCACAGATGGTGATCGAGGGGCGCGTGGTGTCACCGCCTGAACTGGAGGACGGTCTCGCGCCCGAGGGCGTGTACGAGCGCATCGGCTGATGACCTCACTCGCGACCGCGCGTGGTCGCACCGAGTCGCGGGACAAGAGCCTCCACCACCCGGGACCTGCCGCCACACGGCGGGGCAAGGCCGCGCTGGCCGCGTCGATGATCGAGACCGGGGTGGACACGTTCGGCCCGTTCACCCAGACCCAGTTCGCCACCGACATGATGCGTGCGCGCTGGGACGTGGACTTCTTCTGCGAGCGGTTCCTTGGCTTCAAGCCCCATCCCGGCCAGAGCCGCCTGTTCAAGGCGTACATCACGCGCGACGAGTCGCGCTGGCAGCCGCGCTACCTGACCTGCGCCGTCGCCGCTGGCAACCGTGCTGGCAAGACGCTGGGGCTGGCCGTCGTGATCCTGCACTCGACCATGTTCAAGATGGGCAAGCGACCGCCCAACCCGCTGGACATCAAGAGCATCGAGCGGTGGCTCACGCTGTCCTACGAGTGGTACCACTTCGGCGTCCACAGCGAGGTCGCGGAGTTGGTGTTCTACGAGATCACCAAGTTGCTGTCGGGCAGCCACGAGGCGCAGGAGAACGGCTGCCCGCTGACCGACGCGATGGGCACCTCCGTGGCCGACTGGTCGAAGAAGTACCGGGGCGAGTACCTGATGATCCGGCTGCACCCGCTGCTGGGTGGTGGGACCATCCACTTCAGGACGACCGGCGAGCGGGCCATCGGCTCACTGGGCAAGGACATGGACGGCGAGTCGTTTGACGAGTGCGCCTTCGAACCCAACTTCGACTTCGTCATTGACGAAGTTCTCCACAACCGACGGTTGAGTACTGGTGGACAACTCTTCCTGATCGGCACCATGACCGAAGGTCTCACGGCCTTCGCGGACAAGTGGGAGCAGGGGAACCCGCTCGCACCCGACCGCCTGATCGACTCGATCTCGCTGCGGATCTCGACCCGCGAGAACGTGGGCTTCGGCATCGAGTCATCGATGTTCGACCGGATCGTGGCGGCGATGCCCGCCTACCTGATCCCCCAGAACATCGACGGCTTCGCCATCGAGTCACGCGAGGCGTTCTTCGGGGCCGAGTCGATCAACGCCATGTTCGACAACGACCTGCCTGAACTTTCCCCGGCCAAGCCCGGACATCACTACGTACAGGGCGTCGATCCGGCGCTCACCTACGACAGCACGTGGGCGATGGTCCTCGACATCACGGGAGGGCAGACATGGCGTGGCGCGTGGGTGGATCGCCTGTCGGGGCGTCAGACTTCGCAGGTCGTCGCTGGGCTGGCCCTTCACGGGCACAACGCGTACTCCGATCCCACCAAGCGCATCACCTGCCATACGGGTCTGGACGCCACGGGCTTCGGCGGCAAGATGTTCAGGGACCTCTTGCCCATCCCTGTCAGGATGGTGGAGTTCGGTGGGACCAAGGCGAAGAAGTTGGGCCTGCTGAACTCGCTGAAGAAGGTCATTGAGGAAGGGCGGCTGAAGTTGCCCAAGCACGGCAAGTGGCTGGGCGTGCGCCGCCAGTTGCTGGGCTACAAGTTGGACGACCGCAAGATCGAGCAGGATGCGGTGATGGCACTCGCTGTAGCAGTCGATGTGGCACGAAGGAACCCGGGAGCCTCCTCCAAGGAGGTGGAGTTTGACTACTTCGGGACTAGCGGCGGTGGAGTATCGTTCCCACCGCAACTGCTCGCACGCCTGAAGGCGGCACAGGGCAACTGAGGGGAACCGGTTGGCGCTCGCCGTCCTCGATCTGAACAAGGCAATCGAGTTCTCTCAGTCCGACTTCGCCAACGGTCAGTACGACCAAGGCGAACTCGACCTGCTGGAAGACCTCCAGTACCGGCGGAACCAGTACTGGCCCGAGCAGCAGACCTTTGCCGCAGCGTGTGATCGCTGGGACTCTCTGTACTACCCGCCCGACGAGGCCGTGCTCGCACAGAAGGGCGCATCCCACTGGTGGTACCACCAGAGTGCGACGATGCCGGGGAAGGCCCACATCTCGATCAACACGCCGCCGCTGTACGTGGACATCCCCGCCGCGTTGCAGGCCGTGGCCCCCATCGAGAACATGGTCCCGCTGACGGATGACGACGCAGCGCGCACCCTCGCATCGCTGGCCGAGCGCCTGTACGTGGCGTGGCGCGAGGAGGTCGGGCTGAACATGCTCTCGCACCGCGCGTGCGTGGTGAAGGGGCTGTACGGCAGGACCGCCGCCAAGGTCTGGTGGGACCCCGACACCGGCTATCCCCGGGTGGACATCGTGGAGCAGCCCCGGAACCTGTGGCTGGGCTGGGCCTCGACCGACTACCGCAAGTTGGACTGGGCCGCGTACTCGTACCTGATGACGCCCGAGGCGATCTTCGCGGAGTACGGGCTGGTCTGCACCGAGCGCACCGGGCAGGACGGCAAGGTCTACCCCTACCTGATCCCCGCAGCGGCGTTCTCGTCGTGGACGATGGCACGCCGCGCGATGTGGGCCGGTGGGAGCATCGAGATCGTGGACTACTGGTACCGCCAGCCGAAGTCCACAAAGGTTCCCAAGGGCGGCAAGTTGAAGCCCGTCTCCCACGACACGTGGAACGCCATCATCGTCGGCAACCGCGTGGCGCAGAACGTGAAGTTCACCGAGTACGAGGGCCAGATCCCGTACGTGCCGCTGTTCAACTCGTTCATCCCGGGCACGCCCAACGGGCGACCTGAACTGTTCGACATCGAGCAGTTGATCCGCGAGAAGGACGAGCGGATGACGCAGGTCAGCCAGTTGATGCACAACATCGTCAACGCCCAGTACTGGCAGTTGACCGGCCCCGAGGCTCCCGATCAGGTCCCGCTGGGGCTGCGCCCCAAGCCCAATCAGGTCATCGCCCCGGGAGCGGGCAACCGGATCGAGGGCATCACCCCGTGGATGCCGTCGTTCCAAGCCGAGGAGAACATGTCCCGCATCGACCGTGAGATGGTCGATGTCTCGGGGCTGAACGACCTCCTGCGCGGCATGGCCCCGGCCAGCGTGATGTCATCGAGCAAGGCCATCAACGCACTCGTTGCGAACTACGAGACCCGGATCTCGATGAAGCGCGACCTGTTCTACAAGTGGCGCAAGGACGTGTGGGCGCTGGCCCGCATGGTGTGGTCGAACAAGGCCCGCGAACTGGAGCCGGTGCTGCTGGGCGGTGGCCGTCTCGACATCCTGTCCCCGTCGCTCACCCCGCGTGACGACATGGAGACGGCGCAGATCGCACGCACGCTGGTGGACGGCAAGTTGTGGGCGGCGGTGCGCGGCATGGACCGGGTCGGCGTGGACGATCCCGAGTCCGAGCAGAACCTCATCCGCGAGGAGCAGACCGACGTGTCGCTCAACCCGGCGTCGGTGCAGGTCATCGCGGCGGTGGCGCAGCAGTTGCAGGCGATGGGCTTCCAGAATGCCCAGCAGGCCGTCGAGGGGCTGGCCGGTGGGCAGCAGCCGGGTGCCGGTGGTCCGATGCCCCCGGCCCCGGGCAGTCCCGAGGAAGCCGCGATGATGGAGCAGATGCGCACCCAGTTGGGCGCTGCTCCGGGCGTGGCCGGTTCCAACGAGCAGGCCATGCCCGCTGCCGAGGCGATGCCGTCCAACGTCGAAGGCGCTCCCCCCGGTGCCGGTCCAGCCCCGGTGCCGGGTGGGGACCCGCAGGTCATGGCCCAGACGATGGTCAAGGGTGGTGAGGCCACCAACCGCCTGCTCTTCCAGCAGGAGTTGCAGGGCGGTCCTCCCCCGGCTGAAGAGGTCTAGCAGTGGCGACACGCGCACGCTTCGGGCGTCTGCCTCGTAGCGCGCCCTCGCTCACTGCCACCATCGTCGCACTCGCCAACGAGTACCAGCGGGTCCGTGAGTCCAACATCGTGGACGCATGGAAGAACGGTGGGATGTTCGAAGGCCATCGTGTCACCGACAAGCAGATCCTTGAGTGGTTCAAGGGTCGCCGGGACGAACTCGACCCGTCCGACCCGATGTGGAACTACTACGACAATCAGGTGCGGGAGTACGACTTCTCCATCGAGAACAGCAAGATGGAGTTGGCGTACAAGCGGCACAAGGTGACCGACGGCCAGATGGTCGCGTTCTACCACAAGTGGGCTGGCAAGTTGCCCACCTACTCCGAGGGCTACCGCGAGCGCGAGAAGTTGGCTGCCGCGTACGCCGACCGTGCCGCGAACCGGGGGTCAGGTGGCAGCCGAGCGCGCTCCGACGCCGCGTACCAGAACCAGCGCAACGCGGAGTTGAAGAAGGAACTGCCGTACGACGCCACGATGATGTTCTTGGAGGCCAAGGCCCACGACACGGGCATCCTCCACAAGAACGAGACGCTGGCGAACATCGATCCTCTCACTGCCGACGGCAAGGCCATCCTCCGACTGTGGGACGACATCGCCAACTCGCCCGACTACGCCGACGACCGTGCTGACTGGACGAAGTGGGTCAGGGAGAACGGCAACCCGAACTTCAAGGGCGACTTCTCGCAGGACGCCACGCGCGGGTACCTGCGCACCAAGAAGGGATCGGTCGGCAACCGGCTGGCCCTCGCCAACAAGACCGGGCACCGGGCGGATGCGACCGCAGCCGAGAAGGAGCGCGACAACGTCCGCTCCATCGAGGTGCAGGTCAGCGGCTGGGACGAGACTGCCGCGTACGAGGACGCGCGTCAGGACTGGCAGAACGTCGCCAACGACCCGAACTCCACGATCCTCCAGATCGACCGCGCCAACGCGAAGTACGTGGGCCAGTTGCAGAACATCGCGGACCGGCTGGGTGCCAACCTCAGGATCGGTGAGCACGACGACCGCATCGGGTACCTGACCAAGGAGATCGCCACGATGAATGGCGATGAGCACCCGTACATGCAGTTCGGCGGGTCGGTCGGTCCGGGTGACAACACGGGCGGTACGGAGTCAACCCGCGTGGCGCAGTGGGCCAAGCAGAACGCCTCGTCGTTGCAGTTGCTGGCGATGCGCGACGAGAACGGGCTGCCGCTGTACGTCCAGACCAAGGTCGTGGAGGGACGCCCCGTCCCGGTCAACGAGCGCACGAACCCCAGCCTCAACTGGGGCGTGGTGCCCATCGGGGACATGGACCCCAACTCGTTCAACGTGGTGCAGACGGACGGTGACGATCCGCGTGCTGCCACCGTCGTGACCTCGCTCGCGCCGACGCCGATCTACCTGCAAGCCGAGATGAACGACGAGGACACGGGCGAACCGGCTGGCATCAAGACTGCACCGAACCCGTCCGCGTGGAGGACGGTGCTGCCCGACGGCACGATCACGTACAAGTACAAGGACTCCACCGGCAAGACGTGGTACACCCCGGACAACCCGTTCGGCACGACCATCACCAACCCCGATGGCTCCGTGGACATGACCGACAACCAGCCCAGCCTGACGCCCAAGGACGGGTACGTCACGGTCCCCAACCTGCCCGGTCAGACCTACCGGTACTCCCTGCCGGGAGAGGACGAGGCGTTCAAGCCGTCGTACTACAACGGTGATGCCAACACGGCCATGACCTCACGGCTGGGGAAGAGCACGTATGCCTCGTGGCTGATCGGCAGTGATCCCAAGAAGCGGGCCGTGTACGCGCAGTCGCCCGACTCGATCATGGCGACACTGCGACTGGACGCGGGCAAGGATCTGACGCTGCTGCCCGAGATGGTGCTCGACGCCGACGATCACCGCTCCGTGTATCTGGGCAACAGCACGCAGGAGCAGCAGCGGTTCAGGAACAACGCGCTGAACGGCAACCCGAACCCCGTGTCGCTCGATGCCGACCTCAAGGCGCTGGGCTACAAGGAGGGCGGCAAGGAGCAGCACACCATCGACTTGCTGACCAAGGGCAAGAGCGACGACCAGTTGGTCGAGGACATCCGTGAGGGCAACAGGGCTGGCCTCAAGGCGGTCACGCCGAAGGAGTTCAACACCCCGACCCACTTCGACCCGACCGACCGCAAGTACTGGATGCCGTCGTCCACGGCCCAGTTGAAGGGGCCGACCACCATCCCGGCCACGTCACTGGGGGCGCAGATCCCGAAGGACATCGCGGACACCCTGCGTGCTGGCATCCAGAACTCCGTGAACGGCCAGCCGCTGGTGGCGGGTGGCAGGGTCAGCGGTGGCACCTACGGTGGTCGGGCCACTGCTGGTGGCGGATGGGCCGTGCCGAGTGCCGGTCCGAGTCCCAAGGCAACCACCCCGCCGCCCTCACCGAAGGCACCCGAGCCGCCGAAGCCGAACAAGTCCAAGGAGGACCGCGAGTCGCCTGACTCGCTGTCGAAGAAGCCGTTCAGCCAGATGCCGGTCCACGAGGAGAAGGTCTTCAACAGGGGCGGGCGCTGATGGTCAGCCTGAACAGTTTCGGTGGCGGTGGCAGCAGTGGCGGTGGCTACACGCTCAACGACTTCTTCTCGGGCCAAGGGTCGTCCGTCTACCACCCCCGGTCGGTCAGCAGGAGCACGAAGGGCCAGTCCACGTACGGGTCGCGTGCTGCCGAGCAGGCAGCCGAGCCGTCGGGTGACGTGGGCAAGGTGCCCCTGAGCCTGTTCCCGCCCGTCGCGCCTGCCACCAACGGCTACACCCCGCCCGGTGCCCCGCCTGTCCCCATCTCGGGGCCGCAGCCGCCGAAGGAACCCGGCTTCGTTGACCGGCTGGAGTTCCAGTTGCAGGAGTGGGGGCTGCCCAAGAACGCCCCGCTGCCACCCGAGATCAGGTCGATACTCGGTGTAGCAGACCTGTCCGTGGACACCATCCCCAAGATCCAGCAGATGATCCCGACGATCCCGGGACCGGGGGCTGTGGCCGAGTTGGCGCGGCTGAAGGACGCCATCCCGCACGGGCAACTGGACCCGTTCGAACAGCAGTTCCAGCAGGAGAACGCGGCGGAACTCGCCAAGATCGACAGCCCGCTCATGCAGGGCAAGGAGATTGCGGAGTTGTACCGCCGCTTTGAGATCGAGCGGGAGCACTCGCTGGGTCGGTCCGGGCGGCTGAACGACCCGCTCTTTGCCGAGACAAACCTGCTGGACCCGTCTGGCATCGGGAAGATGTACGAGATGGCCGTCGGCGCGCTCAAGCGCGGGATCGGCAGCGGCGGTCCGCTGGGCCAGATCGAGACGCCGATCACCGGCCAGTTGGGCGACCAGTTGAAGGCCACGATGGAGGGCACCGACGCCGAGATCGGACCCGAGCGTGCGGCCATCAAGTCGCTCTACACGGACGGCAAGATCAACGAGGACGAGGCGCGTGACATGATCGCGCGCTCGCGGTTCGCGCTGTCCAACCCAGATCCCGTGAACCTCGATGACCACTTCGGTCCGCTCGACACCCTGATCGTCAACCCGATCATGGCCCTGACGGGCGAGGTGGTGACCGATCCCTCGACCGTGCTGGCGCTGGGGGCGGGTCTCGCTGCGAGGGTCGGCAGGACTGCCACGATGGGTGTGACCGAGGCGATCACCCGTCGTGTCGGGATGGAGACTCCCTCCATCGTCCGCGATGCTGCCAAGGCGGGGGTGTCCGTCGAGGAGTTCATCGCGGGTGCGGGCGAGGAGGCGTTCAGGTCCACCCTCCCGAGGGTGGCGAACTACGCCGTCCGTCGTGCCCAGCGGTACGTCGGCCAGAACGCGCTGACCCGCCACATGCCGAAGGCGGCGACTGCTGCTGCCAAGCAGGGGCTGCCGGTGCCGAAGGAGGCACTGGACCCGACCGATGTCCTCGACGCCTTCCTGCGGATGGGCGCGAACCCGAACCACCCGCTGGCGGGGGCCATCAGGCAGGGCGTGAAGGACGCGGGGATCAGTGGCCTCATCGCCACCAAGTTGCCGCGCATCCTCCAGACCGGTCAGGCCATCGACAAGTTGACCGATCCTCTCACCCTGTTCGGGTACTGGCGCACGGGCGGCGGGGTGGCGAAGACCGCCGGGTGGGACGCAGCCGGGAATGCCGTCAGCAGCATCCCGCAGACGATGTCGCGGCTGGCCGCGTGGGGGTCGTACGACGGGCTGGGCTGGCGCGCTGTCAAGCGGGCCGACGACCTGATGGAGCAGGCTGGCGTCCCGGTTGACACCGTCGCCCGGGTCCGCGACACGTCGGCTGCCAACCACACCATTCAGGCTGCTGACCGCGCCAACACGCGGCGGATGATCTTCTCCAACTCCGCGTTCACGGAGACGAACCCGACCGGCGCTGCCATCCAGCACGCCGAGCGACGGACAGAGGGTGGTGACATCCGTCGCCTCGTCCGCGATCAGGTGAGCCGGGTGCAGGAGTACATCCTCCCTGACGTGAAGGGCGGGATGGCCGCGAAGTTGGCCGAGTGGAGGGACCGCGCGGTCCAGCAGATGATCCACATGGGTGCCGACCCGGCCAAGGCGGCAGCCGTTCGCGATCTCCTGCAAGAGCGCGACATGCGCGTCATCGCCAACGACTTCTACGGCTACATGACCGACGCGCTCAACGAGGTGAAGGCGAAGGCAGCGCCCACCACCAAGTGGACCCGTGAGTTGATCGACCGCGTCACGTACATGGGTCCGCGCCAGATCGCGCGTCAGGATGCCGAGGCGCTGCGCGTCCTGCTGAAGGACCCGTTCAGCGGCAACAACGTTGCGATCATCAGGAGCGCCGTTCACCGGTTCCGTGACCTCAACGAGTACATCTCGGAGAGTCTGGACGACGCCGAACTGGTGAAGCGGACCGAGCACATCTTGGGCCAGATCGAGGACTCGCTCCCGGTCCGCATCGATGACATGAGCGAGATGCCCGACGAACTGGTCGAGTTCGCCGTGCAGCACCCGGGGTACTCGCTGTTCCTCTCACCGGACGCCGACCACCTGATGGTCCCGATCCGCGACGAGGCCAGCAACCTGCTGGGCGTCAAGTCGTGGCTGGATGCCGTCTCGCCCGGGACTCGTGCTGAGTCGATCACCGCCAAGAAGGCGACCCGCGAAGACCTGTTCCGTGGCATCGCGAACTCCGAACTGGAGCGCAACGCCGGTCGCCGGTTTGCCCAGACGATGGCCGACGAGCACGGCCTGTCCGAGGCCGAGTCAGCCGCGATGATGCGTGCGATCAAGAAGGCAGGCGAACTGCATGGTGGCACCAGCCCCGTTGGTCTCACTGCCGACGCGATCTACCGTGCCGTCGAGGGAACCGTTGGTGTCACACGTGACCGTGTGGGCATGGTGCTTGCCAGCCGGAACGTGGCCGACCACGTGCTCGACGCCTACGAGAACGAGTTGCGGCTGGTCGGCGTGCTGCCCAAGTTCACCGGCTGGTCGAAGAAGCACAGTGCGGGCATCGGTGGCAACGTGCTGGGCTGGGCCACCTCGTACCTGTACCCGACGCTGCGCTTCGGGCGGAACCTCGTGTTCTTCACGCAGGAGGTACCCGAGGGTCCGGTCTTCCTTGGCCTGAAGGGCCAGTACCCGATCTACAACGCCATCCCCGATGGCGTGCTCAAGGTGCTGGGTCCGGTCGGTGAGGCCATCAAGGCGAGGAAGGCCGTGCTGGGCGTCTGGAACGATAAGACCATGCTGGTCATGGACCGCATGCAGAAGATGTCGGCCAACGCGGAGCACGACTTCTTCGAACAGCACGAACTGTCCCGGCTGGGCTACGGCATGGCCGACATGATGATGGACAGCCGCACCCCGCTGGGACGGCTGATGCGCCGGATCAACCCGCAGACGCTGACCCAGCGCAAGCGGGTGTCGGTGGCGATGGGCACGCGCGCCGAGATGGGCAAGTTCTGGATGAACGCCCTGAAGAAGCACGCGCCTGAGCAGTGGATTGCGGTCAAGGCGTTCTACAAGGGGCTGGACGACGGGCAGGCAGCGGTCCAGTGGATGCTCGACCTCGTGTCGAAGTCGGACCCGGACTCCGTGTACGCCGTGCTCTCACCGCTCCTGTACCGGCCCTCCCACATCGGGGCACGGGCCGAGATCAGCGACCAGTTGATCAGGCACTTCGTGTATGGCGCGACTGACG